CGAACGAACAGCCATTTGCTCAACCAGCACCATCGAATCACGGTGGCCCATCAGGCAGATACGGTCAGCGCCCGAGCTACCAGCACCGAAGTCGGCGTTGGAAGTGACGAACACAGGGATACCGTACAGGTTACCGATTTCGCCGTTGCGGATAGCGTTGCCATCACCCACAAAAGCCTGTTCGGTGTAGCGTGCCAGACCCATCAAGGTGTTACGCGACGATGGTGGGATGATGAAGAAACGACCGTCCATTGGGGTGTCGTTGTCATCCAGACGCTGGATCGTGCGACGGATCGCAGCGTCAGTCAGTGCAGCAGCGTTCGACGAAGTCGAGTTGTACGCGGTGGTGCCGTCCGAGCCGATAAACGCCTTGGTTGTGGTGTTGCTGGTTGCGTAGTCGTCGGTGCCAACGGTTGCGCCGTTGAATGCGCGGCCCAAGCGAACCAGATCGGTGTCAACCTGGCGAGCCAGAGCGTAACCAGCGTCGGCAGTGTAGAACTGACGCAGGCTGTTCAGTGCTTGAGCTTCGACGATGTCTTCGATCAGGCGGCTGTACTCGTAGTGCTGGTTGATCGAGACTTGGACTTCGGACTCGGTTGCAGCGATCAGCGTTACAGCATCGGTAGAAACTTTACGCGATGCGGAGCCACGGGTCGGTGCTGGGATATGAACGGTGTCACCCTTCTTGCCTTTGAAGTTCATCTTCATGACCAGGTTGGCCAGAACGAGGTTCTTCTTATAGGCGGCAACAATTTCATCACTCCAAATTTCTGGGATGAATGTTGCTGCTGTTGTTGGGGTAACGCTGTTTGAAGGGCTAAATGCGGTATTTGCCATGTCTAACTCCTAAGTATCAAAAGGTCATTTCACACGACCCTCCGCATACGCCGCCATAATCTCATCAGACAAGGCGTCATAACGCGCTGGGTCGGTCATTTTCAGCCGAATAAGGTCAGCACGTCGGTAAACTCGTTTCGAACTCTCCCCGGTACCCCCACTGTCGACTTGTGCGGCTTTCATCGTTTGCTGGCGGGCGGCAGTTGCCTGCTGTTCCACCTGCTTAGTACGAACTCCACGCAGTTCCTTGTAGGTACTCAGCAATTCATTCGCCGCATCGAAATCGGCTTCAGCATCCGCCTTGGCGTAGAGGCCGATACGCACCGGTGAAGATTTCACCCAGTTTGTAAAGTCCTCGTTCTGAACCACCTGCTCATAATCAGGATGGTTCTGCGCAAGTTTTTGCCTTGCCTGCAACAGTCTGAACTGGGCGCTCGCGTCGCGGGCAGCCAGAACATCCGGGTGCATTTCAATCGTCTTTTGAATAGCCTTTTTCGGGTCTTCAAAGAAGTCTACTTCCGGCTCTTCTTTTTCAACAGGCTGAGATTTAGCGCCAAGATTCTGCTTGATCAGCTCGTCGGCCAGCTTCCGCACTTCCCCGACTTCCTGCGCCTGGCGTCCGATCACTTTTTCCGCCTCTTGGTGCATCTTAACGATGTCCTCAAGCGACTTGTTTCGGTACCGATCCGGTAATTCCGGTTTGGCGTCAGATACTGCTTCGGGTAGTTTCGCTTCTTCTGCCTCTAACTCGCTAGGCATCTCGGGGTCATTATCTATCAACATGTCGTGATTCCTTTTCCTGCCATCTTTTGGTTCCCAGGATTAAACATGAACGGGGCTAAATTGCTTATCCGTTCGCTTTGCGCTCCGATTCTAACTTTTCACGGTGTTTGCGGTCAAATTGATGATGCGCTGTCGGGAAATCCCCCGACCACCCTTCCAAGCTAAATTTCGGTGCTGACATCGTGCGGCGGGCTGACTTGCCACACAAACAACAAACGATTTGCTCCTCGAAAGTCGTAAATCGTTCAATCTTTTCGCCGCTTTCACAGCGGAAATCATACATCCTGCGCATTTAAGTCCTCGTAGGCTTGTTCGCTGACCGCTTTCAGGTTTCTCAGCCACGTCAAAATAGACAATTCGCCTTTCTTAAATTGTAAATCTTTCTCACCGTCAATGGTAGAGATATCCTGCAAAGTAGATATTATTTTGTCAATATCATCTAGTAGATCGGCCCAGCCAGGCGTTGCCATCATGGAAAACCGCTCTTCATAGTATTTTTGCAATTCTGGCGTCATAGACTGGCGATCTGTGATGTAGTTAATGCCGAGATGTCGCCGCTCGTCAGCGCCGAGATGTCAGTACTCGCTAAGGCTTGGATGTCCTCTGTAGTCAGAGTCTCTGGCAAAGCATACTCAACCCATTGCTCATTAGACTGCGACCACGACCACTTATAGCCCTCACGCTCCATCGGCTTAGGATCACGGATAACCCATCCCGGCGGATACCACCAGACAACCTCTTTGCCTTCAGGTGCTTCAGGCGCATCAGGAACCTCAATCCAGCCCTCTGTACCGTCTGTCTCTGGCTTTGGAATACTTCCGTTTTTAGAGTACATGAGTCACCTATTGCAATTGGAAGGATTCTGTTGGGGTGGTTGTAACTGTTCTTGCGACACCTCTTGTAATACGCAAATCATCAATATAGCCATTAAATGCACTACCGCCAGTTCTATCTGCACCCACATACATTGAGTTTGTCTGGTTAAAATCAGTACTTACTGTACCTGTTCCATCATTAGTTCCGTTGATATAAATCTTGGTTTGGTTTGTGCCAGTACCTTCGCGTACAACAGCAATGTATGTCCATGTTGCTGATGATATAGTTCCGGTTGATGTTATCGTAGTAGAACCATGAGTAAAGACAACCTGATTGCTTGAATTCAAAGACACTAACCACCCTGTCGTAGCAGTACCCTTGCCAACCAACCCATAAGTTCCAGACGCATTGCGGTATACCCACATCTCAATCGTAAATGCACTAGTACGAAACATCTGGTCAACGGTATGAGGCATTAACAACCAATCACCAGTTCCATCAAACGACATCGAGCCACCACCAAATTTAGTCGGGTCTGTAAATGTCATCGTCCCGCTGACAGTACCGCTATTAACGACAGACAAAGTAATAGTTGTTCCAGAAATTACAGTAACAACAGCATTTGTTCCTATTCCTGTGCCAGTAACAGATTGACCGAGTTTTAAACCGGTTGCGCTAGACACGCTAATTGTTGATGCTCCAGAGGTTCCGGTCGCTGTTGGAGTATATGTACCACTAGCTATCTGCGCTCCGCCTACTGTCTCTAGGTCGTTCTTGGCAGTAGCGTCTGTGATGCCAGCGTTGGTATAGTTGAGGAGAAGCGAGGTGTTGGTGATTGCCGTTAGCGGTTCGGTAGGCACAGTAACCGATGCAAAGCCAGAGCCTATCAATACCCTAACACTAGAAATGTAACCAGCAAAAAAATCACTACCTAGGCTAGAGCCACGAACACCGATGGCTGGTCTTGCAGTTCCATTTGCGAAGTTAATTGAATTTGAAACTGTAGAACCGTCTTGCACACCGTTTATAAATAAACGAAGATTACCGCTAACCCTTGACACTAGAATGTGTGTCCATGCGTTTGCTGGTATTACAGTTGTTCCGGTAATCAAATCCGTTGCATCTTCATAAAATACTGCAACATTGCTGGCATTTCTTTCAAGTACAGGATAATCACCTGCTGTCGTATTGGGTCGTCCGTCGTATATTTTCATTGCCGACCCTGATGCAGTCGGATACACAAACGCTTCAAGTGAAAAATCACCACTACCAAAAGCAAGCGAAGAACCACCAGCGGCTGTCAAATAGTCGTTTCCATCAAAATACCCACTACCACCTACAGTAGCTGCACTGTATTCAGCAGTAGGATCAAATGGGCTGAATGCTTGGACGGATGCATCTCCACTAGGAGTCATCACAAATGCGTTAGTGCTATTGTCAACAAAACGGCTGGATTGACAAGTAAGCAACTCAACCTCTGTTGCTGTAGCACCTTGACTAGTGGTCGTTAATGGTGACGTACTTGGCGTAAAGGCTCCTGTGTATAACGCAGTTCCTTTAACAACACGAAGATTGGAAATATATCCGTTGATAGTGCCACCCCAATATTGTCCTATTCTAAATCTTGGTGTGCTTCCCCCATTAAGTGTAATCGTGGCACTACTTGAAGTATTGCCCTCATCAACACCATTTAAATATAATCGAATTACACCAGAGTTTCTTACTAAAGCAACATGATACCATTGTGAAATAGATAATGTACTATTAGATGCTATTATAAAACTAGCGCTGTTAATATTTTCTGCCCAAATACTTAATTTATTAGAGGCAGTTCCATGACTAATAATTGCCGCAAATGCTCCAGAAGTAAAACTGCCATGATTGCTTGATATTGGGGCAGAAATACTTAAAGAATTTAAGTACATAAAAAATTCAATAGTAAAGTTACCATCTAAAACTAAATTGGTATCACCCGGAGTTAGTAGAGAATCTGAAGTACCATCAAAAAAGTTACTCCACCCAGTTTGACTAAACGGCGAGAACGTACCCTGCGTCGTGTTGCCGTTGCGTGTGATGGTGAAGTTGTTAGTAGAAGAATCTAGGAACGTGTTGTTCTGAGCTCCGTTCGTACCGTTGCCGGGAAGTAATAGCGTCACTAAATTAAAGTACGCATCAGTAATTGCTGATGACACAGCACCTAGCAGCATTGACATAATCCCGCTCATGTCAGCCCCTTACGTTACGTTGCCGGTCACAACACAGACCGTACCGCTAATGAACAAAACTGTAGCCACACCTCTAGTCGCTAAGGTCATTGTTGCCTTATCTGTATTCGTTCCAGCAATGTAAGCTGTCGTAATCGTGCAAGTGATCGTGATGTTCCCGCCAGTATTGTTGAAGATCGAAACAATGTCGCCAGCAGCAAATGTTGCGTCAGGGATAGTGATCGATCCACCAGTACCGACACCGACAAACTCACCAATGTCAGTCGTTGCAAGAGAATACGAACTTGTCTTATCCGATCCTGACTGCGGAACATTGCGATAGCCAAGTGTCGAAGCATCAGGTGGCAGCGTGTAAGTATTCGTTCCCGCCGTAGCAGGTGCATTTAACGTAGCTGAACCTGACGTAGAGCCAGCTAACTTTAAGCGAGTCGAGTTAAACGTCTGATCCGCTGTAAACGTTGTAGCAGTGCCAGGAGCTACATAGTCTGTACCAGCACTCGCATTAGCCAAAGCACCGCCAGAGTTAGCCTTCAGAATCGCTGTACCTGACGGTGGAGCTAGGTAATCCGTACCAGCAGTTGCATTCGCCAGCGCGCCGCCAGAGTTTGCTTTCAGAATTGCTGTACCTGATGGCGGGGCTAGGTAGTCTGTTCCAGCAGTAGCGTTAGCTAATGCGCCGCCAGAGTTCGCTTTCAAAATCGCTGTGCCGGATGGTGGAGCTAAAAAATCCGTACCGGCAGTCGCGGCAGTAAAGGCCGAAGTGCCGTTACCCTTTAACACGCCAGTTAGTGTCGTAGCACCTGTGCCGCCGTTGCCTACCGGCAGTGTGCCAGTCACTTGACTGGCCAGGTTGACCGTACCTAGTGACTGTTTTAAGTTGCCGTTCGTATCGAACGTGCCGTCGGTTGTCCAGGTATCGCCAACTGCCAGCGTTACTTTGGCAATCGTGCGTTGCGTTGCGTTGTTGTCGTACTTAATGAAGATCGTTACTGCGGCAGTATCACCGTTATAGATCGTGATGTCCTTCACGACGCGGCGGTTAGTACCGGTCGGTGCAGGCACGACCGTTACATCAGTCGAACCGTTCAACGCACCATCCGTTGCGCCTTCCGTAATACCCGACCCCGCGTTATCCGCGTAAGTCGATACAAATGTCGGATTCGTTGTGGCCGCCGAGGTGGACATTGCCACCTGAATGCTGATCGCGGTGCCGTCTAAAACTAGCGTTTTCATGCTTTACCCCTCAAGATAAAAACCAAGCGTAAGCACCGCCGTCACCCGATCCGCCGCCTGTTGATGCAATCGTAATCGAACCCGCACCGTTAGTCACGGTAATACCGGTACCAGCCGTTAATGTGGCTTTAGTCAATGTGTTGCCTGTCGAATTACCAATCAACAATTGGCCGTCGGTGTAAGTAGTTTGGCCTGTGCCACCATTAACCACTGGCAGACTACCTGTCACACCGGTAGACAAAGGCAAACCGGTTGCATTAGTTAATGTGCCTGAACTTGGCGTACCTAACGCGCCGCCTGGGGCAACATAATCAGTGCCCGCAGTAGCGGCAGACGCTACACCTGATGTGGCTTTAACTAAACCCGTTAATGATGCGCGTTTAATTAGTTTGCCGGTTGTGCTATTAAATAATACCAATTCAGAATCAACCGACGACGACGGGCCAACGACATCGCCTGCTCCGGCGGGTGTCCCCCACGATGCGTTCGATCCATCCGTCGTTAAGAACTTACCTGCATTGCCCGACTGATCCGGCAGACTTGCACCACCCCCGCCACCACCGGACGCGCCTTGATTGATGATGATCTTTAAGCGATCCGCGATATCTGGCGGCAACACTTCGCCTGCATTGATCTGACGACCGTTCGACAGCTCGATAACCAAGCTGTTATCGAAGTCCAAGAACACGTTCGTGACCGATACGCCGTCTTGACCATCAACACCATTGACGCCGTCCTTACCATCGCGGCCTGGGCGACCATCTTTACCGTCTTTACCCGACTTACCTGGCTCGCCATCTTTGCCATCACGACCATCGATACCGTCTTGACCGTCTTTGATGTTGGCAATGCGCTGTTCTAGCTTCGTTCCAACGCTATCGAACCGGCCACGGATGTCCGACTCGACTTTTTTGAGTGCTTGAACGACTAAATCGACGTTCTTAGCGATCTTCTGCTTCTGAAGGTCTTTGCTCTCGCGGATCGACTGCTGAATGGACGCTAACGCGGCGAGTTTTTCCTCGTCGGTCATCTCATTTAGGTTCGGGAGTAGACTCATTTCAACTCTCCCGCCAACGATTCAAGGAAATCATCCTCAATCTTGCTCAGATTCTCTCGTTTCGTCTCCATTTGCAGCTCAACGATCTTCGATTTGTTCTTGATGTCGGCTTCTTTCAACATCAATTCGGCAATCTTGACCCGTTTGTCGAACTCTTTGCTCGCCAGCTCGTCATTGTTCGGCAAATTCTGCGTGTTCGCCGCCATGATCTTCGCTTCCGTCTCGACCGGCTTCAATCTGGCCTCGATCAACGTCTTCGTGGCCTCCGCACGGTTCTGTTCGGCCTGCGTCTGATTGACCGCGATCTGCGCTTGCGCCGCTTCCACCGCCAGTTGCTGCTGCATCTGCTGCATCTGCTGCTGCTCTGGGTTCGGTTGAGCCATCTGCGTCAACGACTCCATCAACTCCATGCGGTTTGACAGCGAGCTGTTGGCAACGATGCCCTTCAGAATCATCGGCAGCACCGGTGTGTCGGGCCCGAGCGTCTGCAAGAGCGCAATGAACTGCGCCTGCTCGTACTCACGCGCAATGATGCCCAAGGTAGCTGTCGGAATGAAGTTCATATCGACCGACGGATACCGCTCGGGATCGAACTGCATGTACCTAAACGACGCCTTCTTGATAAACGGCATCAAGAAGTCTTCTTGGAAGTTCACCAGCGTGCGCTTGTACTTCTTAATGATCGAAGCAACCGCCATCGACATGCCCGCATTGCCGCCATCACGCGCCACTTGACTGACCATGCCCTGGCTGTCCAACGTGCCGGTGGCTTGCAACAGCATCGTCTCAAACCGCTGGGCAGTTGCCAGATTGTCGTTCGATGTCTGACCAAACTTGAACGGGAACAGAATCTCGTTCGGGTTGCCGTTCGTCAGAATCGCCTTGCCCGGACGCACTTCAAACTTCGCACCGCGCGGCAGACGCGTGGCGTCCATCGCCATCATCGGTGCGGATGTCAGCGCCAGTCCATCCAGGTGCGAGCGCACTTCTGCGTCGATCGCCTTCTGCATGTTGTACGCCTTCTCCACAGTCCCCCGGCCTAGCAGACGATTCGGCACCGTATCGTCCTGGTACGACAGCACCGGACGATCCTTCATCATGTACGGATTCTCTTCGGCCTTCAAGAGCATCCCGTCGTTGGCAATCACAACGATCGCCTCGACCATGTCGCTGTAGTCCTCGGCTGCTGAATCTTCCGGGAACAGATCGACCATCTCCTCGTCGCTTTCGTTCAACTTGGCGATGTACTCTTTGGGCACCAGACCGTAGTAGGTCAGAAGCTTGACCTTCTCGTCCTCGTAAGAGCTGACCTCTTGTGTCGGCTCCAGATCAGTATCGTCATACGTCGGGGTGATGTTGACTTTCCGATAGATGCCGCGCTCGATGTTGCGCACCACCTTGTGGATCGATACGTACTTCTCAATCGCCACACCCATGCAGTCGTCGACCGACGTGCCGTTTGGATCAAATAAGAAGTTCTTCGGGTTCACCGGCACCAATTTGACCGACACACGCGGCTTCTCGATCACGCCAATGGCCGCCTGCCCCATCTGCCCGGGAATCGCTTGCGTAGCCGGCATGTATTCCTTCTCCATGCTGACCACGATCTCACCAATACCGGTGCCATAGATTTCGGCTAACAACTCGATGTGATCGATAGATTTTCTAATCTTGTCCTTCTTGAAGTCCTCCATCAACTGGCGCTTTAGCATCTCCACGTCTAGTGGGCTGCCGTCGATGTCCTTCAAGTCGTCTTCGATGTCGAAGTACTCGCCCGAGCCAAAAATCGCCTCCATGATCTCGGCGTGGCGCGTCTCCACCGCCTGTTGCGTCATCGGCGTGACTAGGCGGGAGCGTTCAGAATCGCGGGTCTTGTCTTCGACTGCCCATTCGCCACGGAAGATACGTTCGTATTCTTCCCAGCTCGGCAGGAAATTAATGTCTCGGTAGGTACGCCACCGATCACAATGATCAGTCACGAAAGCAACTAACTCTTTATCGGCCTCGTCTGGCTGATCAAAGTCGTTTTGGTCCATCTCACACTCCAGCGATCACGTCGATTGGTTCCCAATCATCATCCGCGTCGTCCGCAAAGTAAGAGGTTACGGCCAACTGGTCTATGTAGGACAATGCATCGGGCAGGTCATCATGCACGCCCTGCGCAGGAAACAACAGCAGTTGGTCGAGGAATGTTTCCCAATCGCCGTCTTCGTTTAGCACGATGCGTCCATGCTCGAAACGACCTTGGAGTCCCCAGATTATCCGGTCGGCCTTTTTTCGGTTGCCGTGCGTCAGGTCAACTATGTGCGAATATACATTATTCTTCCGCATTAAGTCACTCAAATACGGCAAAACCGCGTTCTTTAGCGCGCCCCGCTCGATTCCCACCGACATCGGCCGGTAGTCGCGCATGGCCATCAGAATCTTCGCCGCCGTCTCCCGGATGTCCCACCGCCCGTGCCAGATGTCCTTCACCCACCACGTGCCGTCCTCGGTCACCTTCACGATCGCAATCGCCGACTCGTCCAGCCGCTTCTTAGAATTCGCCGCCTGCTTGGCCACCTCTTCAAACCCCGCCAGATCAACCGCCACGTAGTAACTGCCGTACTGCGGTTCGTCGCTGTACTTGATCCAATCTTCCTTGAACACGTCCGACCCGGCGTTGTCGAAGCTCGCCATGTATTCTTGCTTAAACGCAAACGTCGACAGGGTCTTCTTCGCCGACTCGATCTCAGTCGGGTCAATCAGCGGGTTGTCCTTGGTGGTGAAGTGCCAGCTCTTCCAGTCGTCATCGTCTTGCGTCTGCCCCAACTTGTACAAGTCGTGGAACCAATTCCGCCCCTTGGGCGTGCCAATGAACAGCCCCCGCCCCTTCTTGTCCGACAAGGACGCCCGGATGACCTGCTCCCACGCCTCGGGCTTAATGTCGGCCACCTCGTCTAACACGGCGTAGGTCAAGCTCACCCCCCGCAGCGTGTCCGGCCGGTCGGCGCCCCTGACATAGATCGTCGCCCCATTAATCAGCGTGATGTCCTGGTTGTTGATGTGACTGCCGGCGATCACGTCCCGCCCCAAGTCCAGCAACACGTTCCAGATAATCTGCCGCGCCTGCCCGTTGGTCGGCGCCACATACAGCACCGCCGACCCCGGTGGGCAGCGCAGCCCCTCAATCAGCAAGGTCGTCGCCGCCAGTCTGGATTTCCCACACCGGCGCCCGGCCGCCACGACTTTGAAGCGCGTCGGGTCGGAGAAGACCGTCTGCTGCCAAGGCAGGAGCTGAAAGTTAAGGTCAGCCATCGGTTGGGCTCTCCATCTCCAGCGTCAGCGGCTCGGATGCGATAGGCGCGCCGATCTGAAGTGGCGTGCCGTCGATGCCGGTAATGTTGATGGTGACTGCGCTGCGCTGGCCGTTGGTCTTCTCAAACATACTGACCGGCAGCGTGCGGTCGACGCACATCTTTAGCGCCGCCATCTGGCCTGGGTGGCCGTCCTCTAACGCAATGTCGATGATCTTTTGCACGACCGCCTTGCCGCGCCCCTCGATCATCATCCGGCGCAACTCCTTGATCTTCTGACTCTCAGTCATCGGCAGTTTGCGCGGTGCTTTGTATTCCGTTGCCATCGCTTTTTCTCCAGTTGGAAAGCTGTCCGCGATTCTACCGTCAACTGTAGCCATATGGCGTATTTGCCAGTTTGCTTTTTTTTGTGGGTTGGAGGTACCCGCAAATTTTAATCTGACAGACCGACCCCTCCCCCCCCCATCAAAGTTATCAGAAAAGCAAGCAATCGATAGCCAATGGCTACCGGCCGGCGGCCGAGCGCGTTTTACATAATGCTCGTTATGAAGACATGATGCGCAGGCGATTAACGCAGGCTATTGGGGATAGGACCTGGCTATCGATTGCCCAGGGTTGATAGCTTTTTGTTAATGGGTGAATGCGTGCGGCACCATTTCGCAGGTACTTGTCACTGACATTCACCAAGCTTATATCTCACGAATTATTTATACGATTGATGAATGTTTCCAATTGAGCATCATTCTTGACGCCGGCATTGTACAGGCGCTGATAACATTCTACTAACACTTCCAAACCTTCCGTAGTATTTCCAGCGCCGGCCGCCAACAATACCGCAAGTTGTCTTTCCGTCAATTTTCGCTGAAACATTTTCGGGTTTTCTATCGGCTTTTTTGGCATAGGGTCATTATATAAATTTCTTAGATGTGGGTCATGTGGGTCATGTGGGTCATGTGTTTTTAATCGCTGCCTCTCCAAATGTTAATTCTCAGCGCGGCCATTATTTCACATTTATGTGTAATTTCCGACAACTTGAAAAAAGAATGACCCACAACCCTATAAAATACCCCAAAACCGAGGCGTATCAACGCTTTTCCGTGGGTTGCGCCATGACCCACAAAAGACCCACAAAACCCCAAAACCGAGGCGTATCAACGCTTTTCCGTGGGTCATCCTACAACCCACAAAACGTGTTTTAAACCCCTAAAACCGCTAAAGCCCTTATATTTCCCAGGGTTATTGACTAGGACTGTAAAAAATTCTTTTACATTCTCTAAAAGTGTGCTATTTTGCTTCTGCAGTACAATCTTTTACAAAACAAAACGAAGGGGTTATCAAATGAACACGAAACCAACACTCTTAGAGATGATCGGCGGCGCGCTCGGCGCGCTGTTGATGTGGGCATTCTTTTACGTTTTGTTTTCTTTTTAAGGGGTTGATGATGACTAAAACCGAATTTGCGGCGCTCTGCCTGGAAATGCAGATTAATCCGTACGTCGCGCTCGAAAACGAAAACCTAGTCGCGGCACTTCAGGCACGCGACGATCAAAAAGCCATTGAAATACTCGCCAACGAATTTTGACGCCGCACCGCCGCCGGACGGTTTCCGGCTTTTCATTTTAGAAAGTGATCCGACTATGAAAAAAGAATTACACCGCTACATTCCACAAGGCTATGAGCTAATCGCAAAAGATGAGCGATTCGGTTTTGAGGTTTACGGCCAGCTTACACCGCGAATTGTCGCTATCTGCTACTCAGGCAAGCGAACCAAATCAGACTGGCATTTCCGCTTTCAAGATGAAAAGCGATTGCACGCCAAAATCGAAGAATCGTTGTCGGGTTTGATGGAATGGCAAGAACGCAAAGAAAAGCGCAAAGCCGAGCGAAACAAACCGCATGATGTCAAGGTTGGGGACGTTTTCCGCTGTTCTTGGGGATATGACCAAACCAACATTGACTATTACGAGGTGACGAAGGTACTCGGCGCAATGGTTGAGGTTTGCGAAATAGGCCAGATGAGCGAGGAAACTGGCTTTATGTCGGGCGAATGTGTGCCTGAAAAAGGCCGCTATATTGGTGAACCAATGCGGAAAAAGGTTTCAATGTACGGTAGCGAACCGTCAATCTCAATCTACAGCTTCGCTAACGCCTACCGCATCAAACCTGTTGCCACTGTTGCAAATACGCCCGTTTATGGCGCATCGCATTGGACGGCCTACGCGTGACGCAATACGGATGGCTAGACGATTTCGGCGCGGTTATGTGTTGGCGAGATTACCCGCCAACAGACGGCCGCGCCTACATTACGCGCAAAACACCGCGCAGACGGGCGCAAGCGCCCACAATCGAAACTCACGGCGCTGCGCGCTGGTAACTCTGGAGAATGACATATGCAAACAATAAATATTGATGGCACCACGTACAAAGTGAAATTTGACCGTGACCCTATCGAGCTCGCCAAGCTTGCGCGCAAACCGTACAAGCAAAAGAAACCGAAGGACATACGCAAGTTTCCGACATGGGATCTGGCCGTGTCGACGGCCGAATACATTCGGCGGTTCGATAGCCTGAACAATTTACAGGCGGTCCAATACGCCGGCGCCAGTACCGAAACGGCCGCTCAGTACGACTCCACAATCCCACTTTGCGAGGTATTTACCGATGAATGAAGCGCGAAAAGACGCGGCCGCTGTCGCCGGCGCTCGGCGGCCATATGCCCACTATTTGGAGCGCGTCGAACAATCGATAGCCGATATCGAGTTAACTTGCTGGTACGATTTTGAGCCGGCCGATCGGTCGGTAGGTCTACCGGCTACCGCTTGGCTAATACATGCGCGGCCGGCCGGTTCACCCTGCGATATCGCAGACATTCTCGATTCGCGCGTAATCAAGCGCCTGGAGCGCGAAGCGGCCGAGGTATTAGACCAAGAATGCAACGATTCGGAAGGCGGCCGCTATGATTTTGATTAAACTTTTCGCCGCCGTGATGATAATTTTGCGTAGACTGTAGGCGCGTAATCTCCCCTTGGCGGCGCTGCGCGGTGTCGCCTTTTGCCCTGTACCGAGCCGAGAGCTCAGTACAGGGTTTTTTATTTCACCAAGCGAACCGCGGCCGGTGTCGGCGGTTGTTCGGCCAAGCGCCTGAGCTCAGTACGCGACATGTCGGCCATGTCTGGCGCGCAGAACAGCTGTTTTTTGGTATTGAAGTCCCGCGAATGTACGCGGCCCAAGTCCACCCATCCGGCCTCGGTTAACGCGTGCAAAAGCGCAACCGGTGGGATTTTGACGCCGGCCGGCGCAGACCCTGCTAGCCGGTCACAAAGCGAGAAAAACGGGGACGCGACGACACCGGCCGCAAATTCACCCACGCGGCCGGTAATGAGTTCAACCAAGTACGACTCGGCCGTACTGCGGCCGTGATCAATCATAATCGCTTTTGCTTCTGTCATCGGCGGCGCTGCGCCAGGGTTAAACATTGACACGTCGCGGCTGTGTAGATAAGACGCGACAGCCGCGAAGCCGCATTTATGTTTGTACCAGTTCCACAAGCGCCGCGCGTCGGCCTCAGGCAGCCGGCCGGCGTCCGACCATAGGCAAAACCATCGCCGGTCATTAGTTGGGATACTAATCGCCGCCCTCTCGTTTGAGAATGCCACCACCAGGACGCGGTTCGGGGCCATGTAAGGGTGCAAACCCTTGCGGTTGATCTGTAAAAAGTCCGGCGGCGCTGCAATGATCGGTTTTAGACTGTTCTCGAGCGCGCGCCGATCCCGGGCTTCACTCTGGCGCAGTTCGGCGATTTCCATCACTTCACACTCGAGCGCATAACCCCACTGGGACGTGAGTTCCTCGTTGCGCACCAGGCTGCAGTTTTGCTTAGTGTCGCCGCCAATAGCCCAAAAGAACGGCGCCATCATGGTGTCTTTACCGCTGCCGGGTAAACCGCCGACCAAGACGGCGTGATTGATTTTCACGCTCGGGTTTTGGGTTTTGTAGGCCAAGACGTTCAGAAGATGCTCGCGCTCGTCCTCGTTAGGCACCATGCGCTCGACATGGGCCAGCCACGGGGACGCGTCGCCGGCCGTCGGGTTCGGCCGTGCGTTGCGCCAGCGGTTACCGAACTCGACGCCGTCACGGCGCACTACCACGCCATCGCCGGCCGCGTAGGTGATACCGGTCAAGGCCATCGCGCCCTTCGCGTCTCGGTTCTCGTCAAAACAGACGGACGCCTCGATTCGGCGGCCGTTATGAATCGACAGGCAACTAATGTGGCGGAAAAGGGCATTGAACGCGCTGCGCGTCACTTCTCGCCGGTCGACCAGGTCGAAATACGCCTCATCCTCGACAATGTACGCGAAGCGCTCATACCAGCCCTCGCGCTCGACACGCGCCAATTGCCGGCGCTCGACGGCCTCGACCACCTCGGCCGCCACGTCCGGGAACTCGTCCGTCGGTTCGAGTTTAGCCAGCGCCATGTTCATCGTGCCGACGATCAGTTCCTCGCGCAGGCCGGGCTCGCGTTTCGGCCCACCGTTCGCCGCCACCCAGGCCAGAAAGTCCGTAGAGCCCAAGTCGATGCAATGCGAATGCAGGCAGCAATACGCCCTCGAGGACGGGTTGTAGCGCCCTTCCGGGTTGCCGTCCGTGTGCTGATCCTTATTCGGGCAGACGACGCCTGCCCATCCCTCGCGGTTGGGTTTGGTCAGCACCAGACCATGCTCGCCCAGCCACCCGAAGACGTCGTCGCCACCGTCGTCCGCCAGTTTGATTGGGTTAACGCCGATCGATTCGACCGGCACCGGCGTGACGTTCAATGCCGTGCAGATTTCGTCTAGCGTGTACTCGCGCGTCGGGTGAAACTCGGTCAACTGCGCGGCAAAGCTATTGCGGCCGGGTTTTAAGTTAACCGAGCCCGGTAGGCGGAAGTTGCGCACCGGATTGCAGGCGCCAGGGTCGCTGTAGCCGGCCGCTGCGATCGCTTTAATGGCCGCGGCATAGTCGGCTTTGGTCGGCTGTTCCGAGAATGCGTAGCCCCACTGAAACGATCCGGGCGACGTCTCCATGATCCAGGTGGGCGCTAACGGCGGCGTCTCAGGCGCTTTGGCCGGGTCGCCCACGTCGTCTAGCACCATCACTAAGACGTACTCGCAGTTCGCGGCGCTGGCGCTAGGTTTGCCTTCAGTAAACCGATCGACGATAAACGACGCGGTGTTGCCGTACCACGCCTCGCCGTCACGGCGACGGTGATCAGGATAGAACGCCGGCCAGACGGCCTTGACCGCCCCGTCGGCGTGCAGTTCGACCTGTCCGTCTTTGAGTTTCGGCTTTTGCCGAACGATTAATAGGC